TGCAGAGACTTCAAAGCGCCTGGTCTCGCATCCCATCCGAGATTGAAAGCGTCGCGTGGGGAGCCCTTGCCGGAAACCCTTGGATTGAGGGTGTCCCCAGAGCTTTGCGAGTGGCTTCAGGGCCTGCCAAAGAATTGGACCGTAGGCAGCGAATAGAGGCCATCGGCGACGCCAATCCACCGATCATGGCCACCGTCATAGCCAGAGCGATACTCTCTCTCCCATCACATCAAGCGGATGGAGGCGCACATGACTGAGAAGAACTACGACAGACTCATCCGCTGGCTGTTTGATGCAGGTCATCATCATGCGGCGGAATCGTTCAACAAGTTGCTCGAAGAAAATACCGCGCTGATCGGGGCAGCGGAGATCGCCTATTCCGAGATGGCATTCGCTGTTCAGGACATCGCAGATCCGCGCCGACGCGAAGACGATTTGTCGTGGTCCGAAATGCGAGGCGCAAAGCTCGCGAAAGCCGCCGACCTGCTCTACTCCATCCTCTCCTCTACGAAGGGAGGCGTCAATGTCTAAGCTCAAACCCGGAGATCGCATCGAAACGAATGCAGCTTTCGCCAGGATGTTCCCGCGGGACAGAATCCTCCCCAAGACCGGCGTCATCGTAGCGCCGCATCCGTTCACAGACAGGCGTTTCAAGGTCTTATTGGACGGCCGGAAACAGCCTGAAATGATCCACGTGTCGTTTCTCGAACTTTCTGAGGGAGGCGTCAATGGCTGAGATCGTTCAACTGACGCCCGACACCGGCTTCAAGTGCACCGGCCCCAGCGGAGAGCTGCCGCATGGTAGCACAAACGTTTGGGGGAAGTCGCTCTTTTCCGGAAGCAAGGTGCATTTCTGGCTCCGCAACAAGTACGGCTATGACAGCCTCTGCAAGAGCGTAGAGGCCCCGGCGTTCCTCCACAATGGCCAGTGCCCGCTATTTGCACCCGGAAACTTCACAAAATGCAAGAAGTGCATGAATCTCCTGAGAAAAGGAGGCGTCAATGGCTGAGATAGGGCAGGGGCACAATAGCGCCGTCGTGATCCCAATGGAACGCGCGACTGCGCCGGCCAAACAGGAATACACCGAAGCGATCCACCACTGGTGCCAGTCTCGCAACGCCGCCGACGCCTTGTCGAAGGAAGAGATCGGCGCGATGCAGGCGTTCGATCGGATCGACGCGCAACGCAAGGCGCTCATTCTCGGCTTGGCGCAGTACCTTCGAGAGCATCAGAGGTCAGACGTGGCGCTTGGCGTCTACACGGTCTTGATGTTCCTTTCCGACAATAACGAAGGCGCTTCGCAGATATCACAGGATATGCTCGCCAAGCTGTTTGGGCGATCGCGGACGGCGATTTACCAAGCGCAATCCAGGCTCAAAGAAGGCGGCCTTATTGTCACCGGTCGTGGTCGATTTGCCAAGACATATCCTGTGATCCCGCGTGCTGTCGCGGACGGCTACAATCACATCGTTTGGACGATCAGCGCAATCTGTGAAGATAACACCAATTGCAAAGTCTCCGCAAGCAATTGCGAATTGCTAAGCCAGCCTGAGCAATTGAAAGAATTGCCAAGTGGGCCTGAGCAATTGACCTCGCTCAATTGCCAAGTCGAGACCGTTTCAATTGCTAAGGCCCACGCTACCCAACTTCACTATAAGAATTCTACTATTGTTGATAGGGCGGCGAAGGTTGTGGCGACAGGACTTGCAACCGCGCTTGGAGCGCTACCTGTCGCGGCGCAAACCTACGAACCGCCGGGCATTCTGCAACCCGACAAGCCAGCCGGGGAGAAGCTTGCCGACAAGCTGTTCGATGCAGCCGGTGTGGCCATGAACCGAACGAAACCGATGCTCGAATTCATGGAGGTACCGCGTCGGTGGATTGAGGCTGGCTGCGATCTGGATCTGGACATCCTGCCTATCGTCAGATCGCTAGCCTCCCGAAAACCTCCCAACAGCATCAGTTCATGGAAGTTCTTCGAGCAGGCCGTTGCCGATGCCAAGGCAGCCCGCATGGCTCCGATGCCGGAGGGTCGAGCGCCGCCTGGACCACGATCGGAAGCCCGCGAATGGCACAAAAAGCAAGACGCAGCAAGGACATTCATATTGAGAAGGGAAACCGTAGATGGGTGACGTGAGTGAGTATTTCATCAAACCTATGATGAGACATTTCAACCTGCCGAAGGGTGCGGCTGACGATCCTGAAGGATGGTTGCGGGACTACGAGGAAAGCCTCGGAAGCTTTGGTGACGACGTGCTGAGACTTGCGGCGAAAATCACCCGTGAGAGACCGGCGGCAACCAGGACGTTTCCGATAATCGACGACTGCAATGCAGCGTGCAAGCAGGCGTTTGACGAGATTCACTACAGCCACTTGCGCGGCGATCGTCCGAACAACCGCAACGATGATCAGGCATTCTACGACAAATACCCCGAGTGGAGCGAACTCCGTCGGCAGCAAGCCTATTCGCTGATGCGCGGCGAGATGGGCATGGAAGCGGCAGAGGATCTGTGGGTGTGTGCGCTTTTCGACTTCTGCCGTGTCAATCGAAGGTTGCCGGACAGATACGAGAAAGAAAACGTTGTAAAAGTTGGTGCAAAAACCTTGGATGTTATTGGACTTTCTGGGGCGGACGCCAGTATACTTAAAAGTATGACGAAATTGAGCAGCCAGTTTCTGAGAGATTTCTTCAGGCGTCATGATGCGATATGCAAGAAAATCGGGGCAGAACAGCATTTGCTTATGGCGAAGACAAACTTGGGATGAAGCCGCATGACCCCTAGCTACCAAGAAAACATCCAGCCCCTGACGCCTGGCGAGGAGAAAATCCTTTGCCGGATCATGGGGGCGATCCACGCGGCAATGGAGCGGAAACACGGCCCCACCTTGATCAACAGGCACAGGGCGCGGATGCGGGAAGAAGGGAAAATCAGATGAGCAATTTTGACATCACGATAGACTGGCGTAAGCCATCACCGTCAACAATCGGGATGACCAAGCGGCCGGCAACTTTTGCAACATCCCGGCTTTACGACCTTATCGACGGAATGATCAACCAGGCGAACAGTCACGGCGAGGCGGAAGTCACGATCCGTTTGGCACTCAACCCTGAAACTGGCACTCAAACAGACAATTCTGGCACTGAAACATAGTTTTTGGCACTGAAAAAACGATGCAGGTTCTAACGTACAAATTCCGTCTTCGCGACAAGCATGCCGCCGAACTCAATCGGCAGGCGCGGGCGGTTTCGTATGTCTGGAACTATTGTAATGAGACGCAGCAGAAAGCTGTGCTGTCTGGACGCAAGTGGCTGACGTGGGTGGACCTCAAAAAGCTTACCGCCAGCACGTCGAAGCTGCTTAATCTGCATTCCCATACGATCCAGCAGGTTTGTATCCAGTACGACCGTTCCCGTTCCGGGAAGCGCAAGCCGTGGCTGCGATGGCGCGGTCGCAAGTCATTGGGCTGGGTGCCCTTCTGCACAGGTCATGTAAGTTTCGATGGTGAGACGTTCAAATTCCGTGGCATCAGATACGAAACGATGCATCTGCGCGACCTGCCGGTCGGCGTGAAGATCGCTGCAGGATCGTTCAATCAGGACAGCAAGGGCCGCTGGTACATCAATGTCCCGGTCGAAGTGGCCACCGCAGATCACGCGCCACTCACCCGGGTCGGCATCGATCTCGGCCTGAAAGATCTCGCCACGCTGAGCGACGGCCGCAAGATCGAAACACCGCGCTTCTACCGCAAATCCGAGGCAGCGCTCGCAACCGCGCAGCGCGCCCGCAAGTCGAAGCGCGTTCGCTACATCCACGCGAAGATCGCGAACCGCCGCAAAGATTTCATGCACAAGCTGAGCGCTAGGCTCAGCAAGGAATACGGGCTGATCGTCATCGGTGATGTAAGCCCGTCGAAACTGGCTCAGACCAGGATGGCGAAGAGTGTGCTCGACGCCGGCTGGTCGGATCTCAGGGGTAAGCTGGCGTACAAGTCCATTAGGAATGGCGGCAGCACCCTTGAGGTTTCCGAGCGCATGACTACCCGAACTTGCTCTGCTTGCGGATCAATCCCGGAGCGGTGGCCGAAAGGTATCGCAAGTCTCGGAATCAGGGAGTGGACGTGTGCCTGTGGTGCATCTCACGATCGCGACGTGAATGCTGCGCGTAACATTCTCCGTCTCGGGCTGGAGACGCTTGTTGAAGGAACCCCGTATTGCGTAACGGGAGCAGCCAATGCCAAAAGCGAGGACGCATGAGCAATCAGGAATTTTTCGAGAAAGTCGGAACGTCTGCACCGCGATATGATGGTGGTCGCCAAGGCGTCGAAATGTCTGCACAGTCACAGCCGTGCCCGCCAGACGAACCGCACCGTGGGCCTTCCCCGACCACGGGCGCAAAGCGCTGGGCGGCGAACCATGATACGTTCTGGGGTGCGACGCAAACCTATGATCAGCTTCCCGCCGGTCTCTACCGTTGCGGCGAAGCGCCGAACGTCGGACCAACTCTGCACCGCATCCAGGTTGAAACAGATAATCTGCTCACGCTTCCGGATGACGACAGCACCGAAATCATAGCAGAATTCAAGCGGTTTTGGGAAGTGGAAGACGAGTTCCGCAAGCGCGGTTTTCTGATGAAGCGCGGTTTTCTGCTATGGGGACCGCCCGGCTCCGGCAAGACATCGACGATCCAACTGCTGATCAAGGAGCTGATTGAGCACAATAACGGAATTGTCCTGCTTGTCGAGCACCCGCATCTGGCGGCGGTGTGCCTGCAAATGGTCCGGCAAATCGAGCCGAAACGCCCGATCATCGCCGTGATGGAGGACGTTGACGCGCTCATTGAGCGGTTCGGAGAAAACCAGTATCTCGCATTGCTGGACGGCGAAGCGCAAGTCGATAACATTACATTCGTTGCATGTCCCGCGCCAGAAACACTCATTCTGAAAGCAGACCTAACATGGGTGAGAGCGGATACACTAGTCGAAGGTGATGAAATCATCGGTTTCGATGATGACATTCCAAACCGTAAGTACCGCACGGCAAAAGTGGTGTCCTGTCCGATTGTTGAATGCCCGAAGCGTTACAAGGTCACCTGCGACGATGGTACGGTAGTGGTTGTCAGCGAGAATCATCCGTTTCTGATCAGACTCGGGAACCGTCCCTTTGAATGGAGAAAAGTTCAAGATCTAAACGTTGGCAACCGGATCACGACCATAGGCCACCCTTGGTCCACCGATGAAACGCGAGAGGGCGGGTATCTTGCGGGTCAGTTTGATGGCGAAGGTCATATAGGGATTTCCTACAATTCTGCCACGAAAAGTCGTGGATTCCATGTTGGCTGGGTTCAGGCCAGCGGAGAAATCGTCGAACGTGTCCAGTGTCTGATTGAGGAGAAGGGGTTCTCGGTCTCCCGTTATGAGAGAGAACCTACCGGAGCCTCTGAAGATGGAACCCCACACAAGCATCAGACGAGCTTGCGCGTAGGTGGCGGCAAGTGGGAAACGCTTAGGTTTATAGGATCAATTCGTCCGTACAGGCTGCTAGCTAATCCGAAGTTAAGGCAGGGATGGGAGGATTGCAGGCTATGTTGCAATGTCACCGAGGTTGTGTCTCTCGAAGAGATTGGACGCGGCCCCGTGGTTGCATTGGAAACAACTACAGGAACCTTTATCGGTGAGGGTCTTCTGCAGCACAATTCGACCAACTACCCGGAGCGGCTGGACAAGCGCTTCGTTGACCGGCCGTCCCGCTTCGACACCGTGCGCTATATCGGCATGCCTTCAGCGGAGGCGCGCGAAGTCTACCTGAAGACGAAGGAACCGAGCCTTGAAGGCGGCGAGCTCGCCGAATGGGTCAAGGCTAGCGAGGGCTTCTCCGTCGCTCACCTGAAGGAAATGATCATCGCGGTCAAGTGCTTCGGGCAAACGCTTTCCGAGGTTGCCGAGCGCCTGGAAGCCATGCACAGCCGGAGGCCAACGAGCGCTGATGCGCCAGACCGGGCGACTGTGGGATTTGCGGCGCAGCTTGGACGCAGGATCGCATAACTTGCGCATAGAGCGCCAGATAGTTGCGCATTGCGCATAGGGAAAATGGAACATGACTTGTATCGCATTTGACGGACGTTTCGTGGCATCGGACATGCTTTGCAAATTTGGAGGCTACCGGGGACCGCTGCCGGTTGTGAAAATACGCGAGCATAACGGCATCGTCTACGGCCTGACAGGCTATCCCGCGTGGTTCGATGCGTGGATCGACTGGCACCAGAAAGGCGCTGACCCGAACAACACGCCAAAGTGCACATTTGCTGGTGACAATACAGGTAATTTCCTTGTTTTTCAAGAAGGTAAGGCGTTTGTGTGCTATTATCAGCTACCTTATTTGCAAGAAGCCGGAGCGCCTGACGCTTGGGGCAGCGGAGCGGAATTCGCCATCGGAGCGATGAAAGCCGGGGCGAGCGCAAGGCAAGCAGTCGAGATCACCATCGAATGCAATCCCGACTGCGGCGGCCCTGTTCAGGTCATAGACCTGCAAAGCCTGAAAGCGAAGGCAGCATGAGCACATCTGAACAAAAAGCCAGAGACATCATGGACGAGGCGTGTCTGCCTCAGAGCTTTCACGACAACGGCGTTTATTCTGCCTGCGTCTCCGCCATCGCTAAAGCGATAGACGATGAACGGGAGGCATGCATTCAAATCGCTGTCGCCGTTCAAGACGAGTGCTCCGACGAAATGAACCGCATGTTTGCTGAGAACAAGCCCGGTGCGGCGGAGGTTCATAGATGTCGCTTGGAAGGTGCCGCGCGCGTGGTTCAGAAGCTAGACGCCGCCGCGATAAGGAACAACGAGATCGATCTGGCTGAGAAGGAATAATCCAATGCATCTCATGCACACCGGCGAATGGCGCTTTGAAAAGAACGATCTGGTCATCACGTTGCGCAGCGAATACGGCGGCGATGACAACGACGGCGACTATTACGCGGCAGATACCGAATGGCGCATACCGCTTGCGGAACTTGCCGAGGCGCTGCGCAAGGCCACTCAGGACGCCGTACAGCGGGCTGAAGCCTCCGGGGCTACCATCGACACTAAATCAGACTAACCTGGCGTCACGGCGCAACGTCGCAGGTTTGAGAGCATAAATCCGAGGGGATAGAAGCAGAATGAGCGCGCTGGCTACCGAATGCTACGACTGCGGCTTACCTTACGCAAGCGCCCGTTTCGAAGATTTGCTGCTTGCCGACGACATATGGAAAGAGATTTCTCCGGATGAAAACGGCAACGGCTTGCTATGCCCGAACTGCATAATTGGTCGATTGAATATTTCAGGACTTCACGATCCGACGGCGCGATTTGTGAGCGGTCCACTAGCGGGGAAATCTGAATGAGCAAACGCACGACCGCAAAGCAGAAGATCGAGGCGATTGAGGGTGTACACCACGCATGGTGCAATCAAGCTGCTCAACCCCGCGAGGGCTGCAAGCAGTGCTCGTTCCTCTACAGCACCTATCCGCTCCGCTACGACGAGACGCCGGACCAGGCGATGGAGCGCTATTTTCCGAAGGCCCAGAATATCCCGCCGAAGGAACCGGAGCCGGGCCTGGTGATGGTCAAGCGCGGCAGGTCGGTCATCGAAGCCAACGAGCAGATGGAAGAGGCAATCCAGAAGCTCCAATACACGCGGCAGGAAATGGAGGAATTCTTGCGCGAAGAGAGCGAGACTTTCCGCCGCGTCGTCGTGCGTCGTGGTCACGAGGTCGAGCGGATCGAAGAAGTCAGAACGCGCAAGAGCAAGTACGAACGCCGCCGGACCGACTACGCCATCGTGCGGACGGAAGAAGGCCAGCGCGAAATCAAGCGGGTCAGGACGACCGCGAGCAAGCTGGAAAAGGATGGACGGCTAACTCGCGAGATGATGAACTATGTCCAGATTTTCGCGCGCATCGTGGCGGAAGGCATGGGCATGGCGACCGAAGACGGGCACGACAGCACCAACAAGCTTACCGCCTCGTATGACGGCTTCTACATGGCTGAATTCCGCTCGCGGACGCTCTCTGATCGCCAGATTGACGGGACATGGCTGCACCAGGAAATGCGCAAGCGCATTCCAAGGGAATTCGTCCCGCTATTTGAGCAAGTCCTGAACGAAGAAGTCTCCGGCTATAGCCCTCTCGCCAGAACTCTGTCAGAATTGGGTGAGAAGCTCGGATACAAGCACAAGCAGTCCAGCGCCAGCGGCGGCACGCAAGTCTATTTCATCGCAGCGCTGATCGCTCATTTCTTGCAGGAAAACGGGATTTATACGCTAAAACCGCGACAAAGTGACGCAGCTTAAGCTATTTTCGCACGAAACGCTTGCTTTGGTGCACGAAAAGTGCCATTTCCTAGCCCCAAGGCGAACTGCGCCTACTTTACTTTTTGAGGCGCAGGATGGCATTTTTAGACGATGATGTTGAGTTAGATTTTGGCGAAAAAATCATCAGCAATCGCCGCTTCGCAAAAGAGCTGGGCGTCTTAAACAGAAACGCCAAACCCCCGGCGGATCACCTAGTCCTCAAAGCTCAAGAGCATGGCGGCAAGTTTCTCCATATAATTTCTTCAGATCTGCATTTGAATTCGATCTTTGCTCGCTGCATTGCGTGCGGCAAGGCTCTTAAGGTAGTCAATTTCGATGCGGATCGAAATGCAGAAGGCTTAGCAACCCGCCGTAATTTTGTGTTGGAAGCCACATGCCGAGACTGTAAGCAGCGCGAACTGGAAACAGCGGTTGCTGATCATCCGGATTATCGCCCAGAGTTAGACGAGTATTGGCGAAAGCATTACGTTTCGCTGTGTGCGAACGCCAATACGAGAAGGATACTGGTCTCAATCACCAAAGACGAGATTCTGGAACGCTATTTATCGAATGGCGGTAAGTGTGAGGTGACCGGCGTTTTGCTCAAACCTGAGAAGGGAAAGTCCAACAGGTTTGCGCCAAGCGTCGATCGAGTTGATAGTTCAGGAAGCTACGAAGCTGGAAATATCCAGATCGTAGCGAGGGCCGTCAACATGATGAAAGGCACTATGAGTACAGACGAGTTCTATGAGTGGTGCGATTTGGTCGCCAAGCGCGACTAAGTCATTCTGTTTTGCCCGCCTTTCCCCAAGGCAACGTCACACCTTCACAAGCAGTCGATTTGATCATCAGCACAGCAAGGTTTGTGACCCGATGCCTATTGTGGGAAAACTGGCTCCAGTTGAACGGAAAACGTCAATGACAATTGAATACCGCGTCTCCCCAATTACGATATACAGAGTGTATCGCAGCCATCGGTGAGTACCAAGGATTGGCGTAAGCCGGTCGCCCGCTCCAGTTTAGCCTCCCGGTCCGACAGCCCCGGACGATAAGCCGGCAAGCTCCTCGGGTCGCCAGCCAGAGGTCGGTTCAGCCACAATCTGGATCGGCTTCTGGCATCAAGTTCATGTGGGACCATAGGCAGCAAATGAAAGCAGTTCTCCTACTTCTGGCCTTGTCGCCGATTATAGTTCTAGCGGCAATCGGCATTGCGAACGCGCCTTCGGCTGGCGCAGATTGTGATGCAAGAGGCGGCGTTGTTGTTGCGCGGGGCTTCGGAACGGCTTGCGTGATGCGCGCTGACTCAAGGAGCTTAACCGATGAGTGATAGACGCACAGGCAGTCAAGCTTCTCGCTCCGCCCGTTAGAAACATGGAAAACAATCAAAACTATCATGGCTGCCGGAGGTAAGAGGGAAGGTGCCGGACGAAAAAGAGGCGTCCCCAACAAAGTCAACGTCGAGATCAGGGCAGCAGCTCAACAACACACGGCCAAAGCCATCGCTGTTATTCACGAGCTGATGCTGAATGGCGAAAGCGAACAGGTCCGTCTCGCCGCCGCCAAGGAACTCATTGACCGCGGCCACGGCAAAGCCCCGCAATCTGTAGAACATACCGGAGAAGGTGGTGGCCCTATCAAAGCCAGCGTCGAAGTCGCCTTCGTCTCAGCAAAGGACTAGAGTTGAATTCCCCGAGGCGATGCGTGATCTGTTCACGCCGTCCCGGTATAAAGCTTTCCACGGCGGGCGCGGTGGTTCAAAGTCTCACAGCTTTGCTCAAGCTTTGATCCTGATGGCGGCGCAGAAGCCGTTACGCATTCTATGCTGTCGTGAAACGCAAAAATCAATTCGCGATTCAGTCAAGCGACTTCTTGACGACAAGATCGCAAGAGCGGGTCTGAAGGACTTCTACGACTCGATTGAGACTGAGATCCGCGGCGCGAATGGCTCGCTCTTCGTTTTTGCTGGCCTGCGCACCGACCCGGATACGATACGCTCAATTGAAGGTATCGACATTGCATGGGTTGAAGAAGCCCACAATGTCAGCCAAGCTTCACTGAAGGTTTTGATCCCGACGATCCGCAAGGATGACTCGGAGATCTGGTTTTCATGGAATCCGAGGGACAAGAAAGATCCGGTGGACGCCATGTTCAGGGGTGGAACGCCCCCGCCCCGGTCGATAATACGCGAAGTGAACTGGGATAGTAACCCCTGGTTTCCGAATGTGCTCCGAGATGAAATGGAGTATGATCGGGGGCGCGATCCGGACAAATACGCCCATGTATGGGGCGGTGGCTATGTGGTTCACTCAGAATCCCGCGTCTTCAGGAACTGGAAGATCGGCGAAGAGGAGATACCAGCGGATGCACGGCCATATTATGGTGGCGACTGGGGGTTTTCTACTGACCCTAGTGTACTGGTCCGGTCTTGGCTTATCGGCCCCAGGAAGCTATACATTGATGCTGAAGCTTACCGTGTAGGGTGCGCGATTGACAAGACGCCATTTTTGTTCGGCGGATGCGATGATCCGGCAGTCATTAAGGCGAACACCCAAGCTTACGAAGCACTTACTGCCGATGAAAAAAGAGAATTCAAGGGCATAAAAGGCGCGAGGGAATGGCCAATCAAGGCTGACTCTGCGAGGCCTGAAACCATCGACTATATGCAGCGTCACGGCTACCCGCATATAGTCCCGGCAATTAAAGGTCCGGGCTCAGTTGAAGACGGCGTTGAGTTCCTAAAAAGCTACGACATCACCGTGCATCCGGAATGCGTGCACGTCATCGATGAACTGACTTACTATTCGTATAAGGTGGACAAGCTCACAGGCGAAGTTTTGCCTGTCCTTGAGGACAAGAAGAATCACACAATCGACTCCATCCGGTATAGCACAGAGAGCATTCGCATGGCCTTGGTAGGCGACCAGCCGGAGCAGGATTTCCTGTTCGATCCCGCAAAAGTCCAGGTGCTAACGGAATGGCCGCAGGTCTATGCTCTGGACATTGACGGCGGCACGGCCTCGGTAATCTGGGGCGCTCACGATCCTCACAGCGACACCGTATATCTATACGGGGAATATGTTGAGGACAAGGCGAGACTTGAGACTTGGGCAGCCGGAATTCGCAAGCGCGGCCGCAATATACCCGGTATATTCGACATGACGGCCCGGCGGCGGACCGAAGAGCAGGGCGAACGGATTGTCGAGCAGTTGCTTGACCAGAGCCTTGATATCTACACCAGCGAAGCCGATGTTGAAAGCGCGGCCTCGGAGATCAACGCAAGGATAGCGACGCAACAGTTTAAAGTCGCCTCGAACCTCACCAACTGGCTTACACAGTACCGCGCCTATCGCCGTGACGCCAAGGGTGATATCGTCGAGGAACGCAACGGGTTGATGCATGCGACGGGCTTGCTGCTGATATCGGGATTGAGCGTTTCCCACGTAGACGAGCGTGTTGCCGACGATGCAATGGCGGAATGGGGGGACAGTAGCCGGAATCCGGTGACGGGGTATTGATGAAAACTGTAACGAACATAGCTGACCATCGCGCAAGCTGGATCAAGGCGCGCCCGCTGAACTGCGATATCAAACTCAAGGAAGACGAGCGCTGCCCGAACTGCAAGCAGGTTCATTCACGCCCCGGCTATTGTCAGGCGCTTGATCCGATCAACGCGAAGCAGTATCCTCATTTGCACCAGTCTCACAAGCCGGTTCTGGTTGAGACTGAGTCTCACGGTGATGAGACTGAGACTGATTTTGAGACCGGTCAGTCTCAGCCTTGGATAGCTGAAGGAATTTCGCGCGCAACGTATTTCAGGCGTAAGCGCGCCGAGGAAAAGTCATGAGCGTCATCACAGAATCGGAAAAGCAGAAATTAATCTCACAGGCCAAAGCAACGCTTGGTTTGCAGGATGAGGCATTCTGGCGCTGGGAAGGTCTTGTATGGGATATTTTCGACCGCGTTCCGACTGACTACAATTGGGGCGAACCGACGAGGCGTGACATCTGCGTATTGATCGATAGAGCGGTTGAATCCGAATTACGCAAACGTGAGGACGAGATCAAGAGGCTTACGGGTGCGTGCATGCAGGCTGAAAGCGCATAGAGGTAAGTGATGGCAAATCCATCAGGGCTGAAGCCCGCTACGATTGAGGCCATGTTCGCGACCATGACCGGCAACGACCCAAACCAGAAATGGAAGTTGGACGAACGTACTGGCGAACTTGTTGAAGACAATGAAGCGGGCGGCGACGGCATAGTCCTGACATCAACTTCCCATCCGATCTCCGAGGACGCTCTCGAAACCGTTGAGATCGAGATCGACGACTATCAACTCGCATGGAACCACGCTCGGCGTATGGTTGAATTCGCGCTGTGCCACACGCCGGACATGGATGCTGGCCAGATCATCCGCGGCGTCATGACCTCGATGGGCGGCAAGTTCAATCCCGATACAGTCCGTCAGATGATTGACGAGCGCCGCGCCGAGGGTAAGTGATGAGCACTCTCCGCTTATATTGGACCCTGATCAAGGGTGTTTGGAACTTACCGCCCGATAAGCAGCGTGCATTGCAAAAATGCATCCGTGAACTCTGGCGCAAACGCCGCGCCATGAGTGCACAAGACTAGGAACACAATGAGCGACAACCAGAACGAAGCAGCAGATCGTGATCTGAAAATCCGTCAAGGCTTGGTAGCCGAGTGTTTCGAGTACGCAGCCAAGCAAGTACGCGACGGCGAAATTGATCCACACACTGCCGCCGAGAGGCTTATGCAGTACGTGTCCATGACATTGCCGCGCTTAAACTGATCTGATTGGCGACACCTGCCAAGGCCTTCCATGGAAAGGCAAGTGGTGTGACAGGGGCAGCGTTGCTGGAATGCGGCGTGGGTGAGAGAACTGGCCCCAGTCTCCAATAAACTCAAAATCAACAAGCCTCCCCACTCCCATCGACCAAATCCGGGCGAAGGGCGTTTTCTGCTGTGCCTAATCAAAGGACGCATCATGAACTTAGTACTGCCGATCAACAAGCAGGCGACGAAGATTATCCGTACCGCTCGTTGTGAGACTTGCAAATACGCCGAGCGCGAGCAGGGGCCGAAGCCGGTCTATAGCTGCCACAAGAATCCGCCGGGCGTCTCGATCCTGCCGACGCAGCACGGGCCGATGCCTTTTGCCGCTTTCCCGCTGGTTGAAGCCGAGCACTGGTGCGGGGCGCATAAGTTGAAGCTGAACGGAGGTAGCGAATGAACGAGTATGTCAGCCCAGGTTCGCTTTGCAAAGTGCAAGTTCAGATGGATTTGTGTGCGAGCGCTATTGAAGATGTAGCCTGTGAGATGGGCGTTGCTGCATCGGAACTCGTCTTGTTTTGCCCGAGAGCGTACGCGCCGCAGATGCGTAAGATCGTTGAAGAAACTGGCTGCGCCTTCATTCTCGTCCCCAATGAGATTGTGAAAGATCTCGACCATTGGGCGGTCCACCATAAAGACCGCCACGAATTCGGCATGTGGTCCGAAGGTGTATAGAAGGATTTCCCCGACATGGAAAAGATGACTGAAACCGCGATAAATCTCCGCAAGCAGATCGCGATGGGCATGCACGAAGAAATGTACAAGGACGGCGGCAAGATGGAAGCCAAAGCCGGCAAGAAGAAGCCGAAGAAGGCCAAGCCCATGGGCCGCAAATCAGGCAAGCGCTACTGATGGCATTCCTCGATGCTGCCATGACCGGCGCGGCAGGTCAACCCGCGCCGCCGGCGAACGGCCAGCTATTCGACGAGATCCTCGCGCTTGAAGGGGAAGGCGTCCAGACCGAGCAGGAGGAGCGCCCCTTCGAACAGCTCGTCAACTGGATAAAGTCGAAGAACATCGCGGAAGAATTCGACGATACCGAGTTGCAGAAGATCGGCCGTCAGGTTATCCGCGAATTCGATATAGATGACGACAGCCGCAAGGAGTGGATGGAGGAAAACCGCGAAGCCTTCAAGCTCGCGATGCAGGTGGCGGAAGAAAAGACCCATCCGTGGCCGCGCGCAAGTAATGTCATCTTCCCGCTGATGACGGTTGCTGCGGTCCAGTTTGCCGCCAGGGCTTACCCTGCTATAGTTGCCGGACGCAATGTCGTCAAGGGCGTCGTCATCGGGTCTGATGAAGGCACGCCACAGATCGGTCCTGACGGCACGCCGGTCGTCCAGATGCCGCAAGGGCAGCCCCAAGAGGCGATGCAGGGGCAGATGGGGCAAGGCCAGCCTCAGCCGCCGATGATGCCACAGGGCCAGCCGGGAGAGGCTGAGCAACCCCAGCAACCGCCACAGCCCGTATGGCAAACCCCGCCCGGCGCAAAGCGCCAGCGTGCCGACAAGATCGCGTCCCACATGTCGCACCAGCTCCTTGACGAGATGGACGATTGGGAAGAAGATACCGACAAGCTCCTGCATATCCTGCCGATCGCCGGGTGCTGCTTCCGTAAGACCTATTTCGATCCGGGCACGGGCCAGAACATTTCCGATCTGGCGATGGCGGAAAACGTCGTCATTAACTACTGGGCCAAGTCGATGACCCGCGCGGCGCGGATCTCCGAACGCGTCTGGTTCTATCCCCATGAGATCGAAGAAAACGAACGCTCCGGCATCTGGCTGGAAAATGAATATCGACATGCCGTCGAATCTGGCGATGATGAAGAGAGCCGGATTTCATCCGATGATGACGACGCCCCGCATGAGTTCATCGAACAGCACCGCCGGCTTGACCTCGATGAGGACGGCTATGCGGAACCCTATATCGTCACGGTTCACCGTGCAACATCCAAGGTGGTGCGGATTGTTGCACGGTATGACCCCGAGGGCGTGAAGATCCGCGGCGACAAGATTGCCCGCATCGAAGCCGTCGAGTATTATACCAAATACGATTTCATGCCGAATCCGGAAGGCGGGATCTACGGTATCGGTCTCGGCAAGCTGCTGTCACCGCTGAACCATTCGGTCAACACGATCATCAACCAGTTGATCGATGCCGGCACGCTGGCGAACACGCCGTCCGGCTTTATCGGGCGCGGACTGTCGATGCATTCCGGCGCCGTCAAGTTCAAGATGGGCCAGTTCACGCCGGTCAATTCGCCCGGCTCCCGCATTCGTGAAGCAATCGTGCCGTTTGAGTTCAAGGAGCCGAGCCAGGTATTGTTCATGCTGCTCGGCCTTGTCATCGATGCGGCCAAGGATGTGGCATCGATCAAGGATGTCCTGACCGGCGAAACGGTATCCGCCAACATGTCGCCGACGACGCTGATGGGCATGATCGATCAGGGCTTGCAGGTGTTCGTCGGAATCTACAAGCGCGTGCACCGCGCGCTGAAGAAGGAACTCGACAAGCTTTACCGCCTTAACCGTGTCTATCTGGAAGACAATGCCGGATTCGAGAATGGCGGGATCTGGACGCAGATCACCCGCGATGATTATGAACACGGCTCCGGCGTCCAGCCGATCTCCGACCCGTCGATGGTGTCCAACCAGCAGAAGCTGGCGAGGGCGGAACTCTTGCGCAGCTATACCGGCGACCCGGACATTGATCAGATCAAGATCAAGCGGCGCACGCTTGAAGCGGCGGATATCGAGGATATCGACGATCTGTTCGTGAAGCAGAAGGGGCCGGACCCGGCAATGGTTGCGATGCAGGCGCAGATGGAACTGGAGCAGAAGAAAGTCCAGGTCGCCGAAGCCAAGGAAATGCGCGAGGCGCAGCAGTTCGCGATAGAGGAACAGCGCGAGGCGTCGCTGTCAAGGGCCAAGGAAATCGAGACCTACGCTCGCGCCGTGCACTATCTGGCGCAAGCCGACAAGGCAAGCGCAGATCAGGATATCGGCTGGGCGCGGGAGCAGCTCAGTTTCCTGAAGCTCCGCATGGAGGGCCTCAACGGGCGGACGGCACAACCGAAACCAAAGACGCAAGGGAACAGGCAACCGCCAATGCCGAACGCCCGCCTTGCGCCAGATGGGAATTTCTACGTACCCGACGAGACGCGGCCGGGACGGTTCTTGCGCGTGATTGAAGACATGGCTGCCTGATGCCTCGTTTCGAACCTGTCGATCACGATCCATTCGCGCCTCGGCCAATGGCGCTGATGCCGGTAGACAACGATCCGTTCGCATCGCCGGAAGACGCGTTTGCCTATGGTAAGGGGATTTCTCCCGATGCGACATGGCGCAATCTGTTGCCTGCCGCCGAGCTTGGCCTTGGGCTTGCTCCCGGCTCCGGTGAGGCAATGTCCGCCCGCGATGCCTGGGACGCATCAGGACGGGCTGGCGCGGCGCTCACAGAGGGTAATTTCGGCGACGCCGCCTCCGAGTATCTCAACATGGGAACCGGCCTCCTCGGGGCAATCCCCGGCGCTGGCATCGTCGCACGCGGCACGAAACGCGGCGCCGCATGGATGGACCGGAACCTGCCGGAAGGGTTTAACCGGCTGCTGGATTCTGTGTATCCGAGCGATCCGCGAAGCACCACGAATATCTTTGCAGGACCGACCGCAAAGACGGCGGATCATGCCGCGCTTGCCAAGGCGCAGGAGATGAAGGCTCAGGGCGCATCGCGTGCTGACATCTGGCGTGAGACGGGCTGGGATTTGGAAAAGAGTGATCAGATCCCACGGTTTGAGATCGATGATAGTACATCATACGTAAAGCCTGGCGCAATGGAAAGGTCTACGGATGATTCTGTCCAATTTCGTTCATTCCTGAATCACCCCAAGTTCACCAAAGCTTATCCGGAAGCCCGAAAGTGGAATGTCGAATCCTATCCGGATGAAGAACATGCAAAATGGCTTCCCCGCGCTAAGGCCATGATATTGAATAGTGATGTTGACGACGATACTGCAAGGTGGGTTTCCCTCCATGAAGGGCAGCATGGTGTTCAAGATATCGAGATTTTTGCGCAAGGTGGGTCAGGAAGTCAATTTTCGCCGCGAGACGTTGCCAATGAGCAGAAAAGACTTATGGCTCTGACGCCAAGCGATGAGCAGGCCAGAGGCTTTCTGTATCACCGCCTTGCTGGCGAAGTCGAAGCCCGCAACGTCCAGTCCCGCATGAACATGACAGCCGCCGAGCGCCGCGCCATTCCCCCGTGGGAAACGCAGGACGTTCCAGACGACCAGCAAATTGTTAGATTTGGCAACCAGGGGCCAGCTCACTCGGCCCCTGTGGGAGGCCCTTCGGTGTCATTGCAAATGGTTGAGGACGGGACAGACGGCTACAAAACCCTTCATTTGGTACAAGATGGCAAAACCATAGGGAAAATTCAGGCACATCTGGATGAAACAGGCGACCTTTTCATCAACGATATGGCCGGTTTTGACGGGAGCAAGTGGACGGATTTCGACGCGCTGTCTAACAAAGTTGGAACGAGAGGCATGCTTCAGGTCCGCAAAGAACTGCAAACGATGTTCCCTGATATAAAAACGTTTAGCGGCGATCGTGTTGGCGGGGCGCGAGCTGATCAAATGCCCTATGTGAAAGTCAAAGCCAAATGATTCCAGACGACCAGCAGATAGTAAGGTTCAAATGACGGACGACCTCAAACCCCAAGACCTGACCGAAGACAATTTCGGTTTATGGCGTCGGCATCCGGCGACCAAGGCATTCATGCAATATCTGAATGACTATGCCCAGACACTTGCCGATGGCCACATGAACAGATGGCTCGAAGGCAAGACGGAACGGGAACTTGAAGCAGAAGCATGCGGCCGCGTGCTGACCCTGCGTGAAATCACGGCGTTGGAGTACAGTGACATCAAAAATCAATACCCAGATCCAATAGACGAGGAAGACATCGACAATGCAGGACAAATTACTGAGTAAAACCCGTATCGGGCAGTATGTTGAGAACGCATGGACCGGGGAAAATCTTTCCGGCGTCATGCCAATCGGCGATCAGGTGCTCATACTGCCGGATAAAGCGGCGGAGAAAACCATCGGCGGTATCTACATCGCACAGTCGACCAAGGAAACGCAAGACCTCGCCGCAGAAACCGGCGTCATCGTCGCAATCGGCGATGGTGCGTGGACATGGAACATGGACCGCACCCGGAAGTTCGAGGGCACAAAGCCCGTTATCGGACACCGGGTTTGCTTCACCCGTTATGCCGGGATGGAAGTCATCGGCGATGACGGTGAGATGTACCGTATCATGAACGATGCCTGTATCGGCGGAATACGCGGCTCCGCCCCGAGCGAATCCACACCGCTCGAAGCCGCCTGATCAACGCCTGCCAATCCAAATCGAGGACATCATGGACGAATTGAACACCGAAACGGTGAACGATGACGTGCGTCCTGACAATCAGGAACACGAGAATCACGAACCCAGCGATGCGGAGACACGCGCCCGCCGCATGGGATGGATACCGGAGGCCGAATGGGACGACAGCGGCATGGATCGCCGCCCGCGCAAGTTCCTGTCAGCCGACGAGTATGTCGAGAAGGTTGAAACGGATCTTCCGATCCTGCGGGAGCGCAATCGTTTCCTTGATCAGACCGTATCGAAGTTGGAAACCAAGCTAACCGAAGCCACGAGCACCATCAAATCGACGAATGATCGTGTTGGCGAACTCGGCGAACTTGTCGAGTCTCTCCACGAGCAGAACATCGAAGTCGGCAGGCGGGCCTATGAACAGGCTAAACGCGATCTGGAATCTGCAAAGCGGCGAGCTGTTGCGGAAGCAGACGAGGAAACCTACGATGCGGCCGAGCGGCGGCTGAAGGAAATCGAGCAATACAAGCCCGTCGAAAAGCCGCCGAAACAGGAAAAGAAACCTGATCCGCAACCGGCGCAAGACGCCGTGCCGCCGGAAGCCGTGGCCTGGGTCAACAAGAATCAGGACATCTGGAACGACCGGGCTATGAACGCCACCGCCACCGCCTATCATGCGGACAATCTGGCGAAAGGCATGACGATGACGGAATCCCTTGAAAAACTGAGGGATCAGGTCAGAACGGAATTCCCGCACAAATTCGCGAACGAACGCCGCAACGATCCTCCGGCGGTTTCCTCAACGTCGCCGCCCAAACGCGGCGGGAGCAAGGAAACATTCGAATCCATCCCGGCGGACGCCAAGCAGACCTATGAGCGGCTGAGAAAGTTCTACGAAGCCAAGGGCAAGAAATACACGCCCGAGCAGTACGCCAAATCCTATTATCTCAATCTGAAGGAGCAGCGGACATGACGGCAACGCAGCCCGTGCGGCAGACACTGAACACCACCCCCGAAAATGAGGGTGACATCGAGGCATTACGCGAAGAAGCCAAGGAACTTGGCATCAACTCGTTCGGCCTTTCCCGCAATGCATTGCGGGCATCGATCGCGGCGGTAAAGAAGGCGCTGGAAAATCAGCCCCAGCCCCAGCCTCAGCCCGTGACCGATACTGAAGCCGATCCGGGCGAGATCCGAGCCGATGCGCTCGGCGAGGCGCTCGGCCCGAACAGCATCAAGCGCATTCCGATGGGAACGCGGGCAACCCGCCTTCCCACCGAACAGCGCGCCGGCTACTACCGGCGCTCGTTCAATGACGTGCCGGGACGCATCGAACGCGCCCGACGCGCCGGATACGAGCACGTAAAAGACCCGACCGGAGCGCCTGTGTCAACGCCAGTCGGAACCCATGAACATGGCGGCGGCATGCGCGCCTATTTCATGGAAATCCCGCAGGAATTGCGGGAACAGGATCTGGCGCAGAAGCGCACCATCAACGATGATATCGACAAGGTTCTGAATCGCGGCAAGGTTTCCGAAACCAAGGAAGACCGCCGCTACGTTCCCGATACCGGCATCAGCATCAAACGCCGGTAAGACTGCCCAATCGACCGCCCCAATCGAGGCCATGACTGTTCTCGCGGGTTCGCCCCGCTTTCCCTCAACATTTGGAGATTTCCAAAATGGCTAACGCTGACATTCCGCGCGGGCTTGTCCCGGTGCGGTATCGTAGTGGCGCGCCGTACAATGGGGCGGCCAACGTCTACTACGTTCCGTCGACCTATGCTACGGCGCTTTATGTCGGTGATCCGGTTCTCACGGTCACTGACGCATCTGATGCCAATGGCATCCAAGTTGTCGAATTGGCTGCTGCAGGCGGCACGACCACTGAAGTCCTTGGCGTCATCGTTTCGTTGGCGTTCTTCGACGGGTCGCCGGTACTTCGCGATAGCGGTCGTTATCACGCGGCCAGCACTGCTGGTTATGTGATGGTTGCCGACGATCCTGATCTTCTCTTCGAAGTCCAGGAAGATGGCGTCGGCGGTGCAATGGGCGTAGGTGCTGTCGGGCGAAAGGTCCAACTGGTTTCCGGCACCGGGTCAACCGTCACCGGCTGGTCCGGCTGGGAACTCGACTCTTCGGAACTCGCCACGACATCTACGCATCAGATGCATATCGTCGCTCCGGTTCTCCGAGCCGATAACGACCCGACGCTCACCCACGCCAAATGGCTGGTCAGCTTCAATACGGGTCGTCATGTGTTCAACACTGCCGATTCCGGCATCTAAGGGAGGCTGAAACATGTCTGTTATTACACGCGCCCAGCATCCCGCCGCCGCTTGGCCCGGAATCAAAGATTGGTTCGGGATGAACTACAAGGAATGGGAGTCCGTCTGGACACAGATCTATGAGGACAACCCATCATCCCAGTCCTATGAAGAGAGCGTCGAAGAAGTGCCGTTCGGCATTCTGTCCACCAAGACGGAAGGCGGTTCGATCGTCTACGATACCTCGCATCAGGGCTACACCCAGCGTCACACCCATGTGACCTACGGGCTGGGCTACAAGGTAACGCTTGAGGAAATGCTTTTCAACCAGTATGAAAAGCTGTCCCTGAAGCGCGCTGGACGGCTTGCGCGCTCGGTTCGCGAAACCGAAGAAATCCTGCATGCGCGGGACTTCAACAGGGCGTTCGATACCAACTTCACCTTTGGTGATGGAACGACGTTCCTTTCGACTTCGCACCCGACCGACGCCGGCAATCAGTCCAACCGGCTGACGAACGATGCGGATCTGTCCGAGGCTTCGATCGAGGATATGTGCATCCAGATCGACGACTCCAAGGATTCGCGCGGCCTTCGCTTCAACAACAACATTCGCCGGCTGATCATCCAGCACGCGAACCGTTTCGAAGCAACCCGCATCCTCAAATCCGTGCTCCAGAACGATACCGCAAACAACGCGGTGAACGCCATCAAGGCGGAGAACGTCTTCCCTGAAGGCACTCTCGTCTGGCGTTATCTCACCGATCCGGACGCATGGTTCGTCCAGACCGACTGCGAGAACGGCATGGTGCACTACACCGCGATGGATGCGACGTTCGACAAGGACCAGTCGTTTGACAACAAAAACGCCTGTGCATCGGTGATCACAATCTTCACGCATGGCTTCGACGATTGGAGATGTATGTGGGGAACCGAAGGCGCGTAAAGTCAATAAAATCAATGGCTTAGCAAAAGCTCTGCGCCGAATTTAAAACCCTCGGCGCAGAGACTGTGCGCACTGTAGCTCACGCGTTCTTCGCATCAATTTCACCTCACCACACCAAAATCCCGCGCATGAGTGGAGTAACCCGCTCTGGCTGACTCCGGCTGCTCATGTGCTTACAGGAGACTACAATGGGACTTACAAACTTTCCAGGCGGCATCAGCAGCTTTGGTGTTCCGGTTCTGCCGGGCAGCATTCCCTTCGGCGTTGATTCCAAGGTGTTCTTTGTCGCGCCTTACCGCACGACCGCGAACGGGGCGTCTGACGGCAATAGCGGGCTTAGCCCGAATCGTGCCCTGAAAACCGTCTTCGGCACCAATGGCGCCTTCTCGAAATGCCGCGATAACAAGAACGACACGATCGTCCTGATTGCCAGCGGCGAATCGGCGGCCGAGACCACCGAGGACATCACAGCCACGGCGACGTGGAACAAAGACCTTGTGCATCTGATCGGCCAATCCCGCAACAAATATGGCCAGCGCTGCCGGTTCAACAATACCGGCACGGACGTGACGCCGATGATCGACATCACCGGATCGGGTTGCGTCTTCGCCAACTTCCAGGCCTTCTGCGGTAATGACGACGGAAACCTCGTCAACGTCCAGGTGACCGGAAACCACAACTACTTCGAGAACATCCACTTCGCCGGCATGGGCCTGACGGCACTCGCGGGTGTGGCTGGTGCAACCTCTCTGAAGCTCGACGGCGGCACCGAGAACGTGTTCAAGGACTGCATCATCGGGCTCGACACCATCCTGCGTGACGGCGATTCCAAGGGCGAGCTTTGGTTCGACGGCGGCGCGTCGCGCATGTGGTTCGAGGACTGCATGTTCACCACCTATCTGTCTGCCGACAACCAGACCGTGACGATCGAGGATGGCACGGCGATCGATCGCACGATCGTCTTCAAGAACTGCGTCTTCTTCGCTAAATCGACCAACAAGGCGACCGCGCAGACGACGGTGTTCTCGATCCCGGCCGGCATCAGCCAGGGCGCGATCCTGCTGATCGATAGCTATGCCGGAACAGATGGCGGCGCGGCTGAATGGGACAGCGGCGATCGCGGTATCATCTGGACGAACAACGTTGCGGCGGCAGATTCTGCGGCTGGCGGCATCCTCACTAACCAGTAGTCTCATCCCCGCCGCGAGCTTAGCCCGGCAAGATTTCCCTCAGGAGAATACAAATGGGCATCAATAGCCTTGGAAAATACTATGATCAGGTCAAGCTTGGCCGGGTTTTTATCGGTTCAACAGCGGCTGCAGGCACGGCCTTCCCCATCGTTACTGGGACTGCCGCAACGTTCGGGCTTTGGAACACCAATCCCAACAAGGTCGCGGTGCTGCTAAGCCTGTCTGGCGGCTTTACCTCCGGCACTATTGCCCTCGGTACGATTGGCCTTGGTGCCGTTGCCGCAACCGTAGTCGCGACCGGCAGCAATATCACCGCGTTCACCGACGCTGCTCTAGGTACTACGCTTCGCAATGGTCTTGTTGGGGGCGGGGACGCGACGACTATGCGATTCACACCGTCCGCCGCCACGATCGCATCGAGCGTAGCGTTCCCGCTTTTGTGGACCGGGCCAAGTTTCCACGCCGCAACGACCGTCACGCCGAACCAACAGCAGTTCCATGTAGATTTCGATGGCAAGGTTGTTGTGCCTTACGGCCAGTTCGTCTTCGTCGCCGGTTCGGTTGCCCAAACCGCCCTGTTCAGCATGTCGCTCGCTTGGGCTGAATACGACCTATAGTCAAAGGGGTATATCATGGCCATCGAGACCACCACGCAAATCCTGTACGACGGCGTGCGCAATGCCGTCGTACAGATCACCGGCCGCTCCGATGGCAGCGGGCAGGAGACGGATGTCGTCAAGATCGACGTGTCTGAACTTCAGCCACCCGCCGCCCGCGTGGCCCTCAAAAACCTCACATATGACGTTGCCGGCGGGACGGTCACGCTTTCGTGGAAGGCCGATGCGAACGTGCCGTTCGCCCAGCTCCAGGGCAACGACAAGATTTGCTATGAGGCGATCAGAGGTCAGCAGAACGCCGCATGGGGCGAGTTGGGGGCGAATGGCGATATTCTGCTTTCAACGCGCGGCTTCGAACTTGACAGCATCTATACGATCAAGTTCGACCTGATCAAGAAGTACGCCTGATGGCAGCAGTCCGCTCCCGCCAAGGCATGAGCCAGATCGCCATCCGTGCCGTCATCACCCGCGCTGACGGCACGGTCGAGGATCTCGGTACGATTTCCTACTGGAATAAAAACCCGCTCAGGCGGCTTGCTTACCGCATTGGGAGGCTATTCAAATGGCGTCATTAGTCGTAAATACCGGCCTCGCCAATGCTACAGCGGCTTGGCACGCCTATGCGTCGCGAGCGCGTTATCTCGGCTGGGGCACAGGGTCCGGGCAGACCGCAACATCAACTGATCTTGCCACGGCGGCGGCTGAGGCTCGCACCGCGGGCACGACAAGTCAACAGACGACAACGACGACCTCGGATACCTACAGAATTACGGGCACCATCACTGCGACCGGCACACGGGCAATCACCGAAGTTGGCGTGTTCGATGGGGCAGGAACCGGCAGCCCTCCGTCAGGGGATAACCTGGCTGTGTACGGCGACCACACTGTAATCAACCTCGCATCAGGCGACAGCATCCAATATACGGTGGATGTCGTGCTTGATCAGGCTTAGATGCTGTCCCGTCTGTAGTCCTTTTGTGACAAGGCTTGCTCTTCACTCAGTCCCCTTTTCAGGCGTCTTTTGATTGTGGACATGGCTATGCCAACCTCTTTTGCAGCCTCAGCTAGGCTGAGCTTCTTGCCATTGACTAAAAACAGTCTGCACTTTCTATCGCACTTTCTGTAGTCTTTGCTTGATATGGCCTGCTGTTCACTGAGGCCTCGTTTTAAGCGCCTCTGTAGAGTGGTCATCGATATGCCAACTTCTTTAGACACATCGATCAGATTGAGTTTTTTGCCGTTGACCTCAAAAAGTCTGTGTCTTCGTTGGTTACGGTTCTGTACACCCCGGGTGGCCCAACGGCAATTGCCGGGTTCGTAATCGCCGTTGCATTCAATCCGGTCCAGTGAATAGAGTTTTGATGGTCTAGGCCCCATGTCAGCAAAGAAGTTTTCAAACTTACGCCAACGTTCGCAGATTTGAATTCCTAATGCTCAGATTTTGGATTTAAGCATCGTTCGGCCATGCCTGTCCAAACCTTGTATTCAGGCAGGTGGCTTAGGCCATGCGTCTTGTTCTTGTTGATTGCATTTTCAGACTTCAGGCATCCGCAAGACTTATTATTGCCCGTACGAACGGCACTGCTGGTGGCAATGACATCGTTTCCGCACTCGCACTTAAACTTCCAATAAGATCCGGGTCTGTTTGCTATTTTCTCAATCACCGTTAACCGGTGAAACTTTTCGCCAGCGACAATAGGATGAGGTGGATGACGCTCACGTCTGGAAATGGTAGCTTTTTCAGCAGCCTTGGTCATTGGGTGTCTCCATTGACTTGGGTTAGGCTCGACTTGACGCAGCAACGTCAAGTCGAGCTGCTGGTAATATAAGCTCGCTGATTGTTGGATTAAAGAGCTTTGATAGGTTCACCAGTCGGTTCCGCCATCGGTGCGGCTTTTCCCGACAATGTTGCAACCATCTTCGATCAGGCCGTTACGGCAAACATCACAGCATCCGTCTCGGTGACGAACAGCGTCGGCAAGATCGTGACGGCTGGCGTTGATCTGGCGGCGGCACTGGGCAATTTCACCGTTGGCAAGCTGGTGACGGCAACCGTCAATGCAACCGTATCGGTCACGAAAGCCATCGCCTACACTGTAGCAGCGGCGCTGATCGATGCAAGCGGGACCGTCGTCAAATCTGTCGGCAAGATCGTTCCTGCTGCATTGCTTTCGGTTGCAGTCGGAGCCATCACCAAGTCTGTCGGCAAGATCGTGACGGCAACCGTCACATTGGGCGTCTCTGTTTCACGTGCAATTTCAATCACGATCACAGCGGCGCTGATGTCACTGTCCGCCGTGATTGCCACGCTGCGCCGTCATCCAGGCAAACCGCTGTTCTTCCGCGGCGCGAGCGGCAAGCGCGGTTATTGGCGAGGTTCAAGGTAATGCCGATACGCAAAAGATGGAAGCTCGGCGACCATTTGGTCGTAGATGACCGGACGGGCTTCACCCGCTATGCCTCACAGACCCGCAAGGAATGGAACGGCTTTCGGGTAGCGAAAAACATCTGGTGGCCCCGGCACCCGCAGGACATGGTGCGCGGCCTCACCGACAAGCAGGCCGTTGACGATCCGCGCCCGCAAGGCGTCCCCGAATATACCGGACCGCTCTCCACGGAATTGACCGCCGATCATGCCGCCGGGGATCAGACCATCACCATCTTATCATCCACGCGCTTCGCGATCAACGACCGGCTTCTGATCGGCCTCGATAACCGGCAGATGTTCTCGGTCCTCGTGCAGACCATCCCTGACGCAACATCCCTCACACTCGCAACAAAACTGCCCTGGGCGGCTTCAAGCGGCAACGCCGTGATGAATACGACGGCGGTTTCGGCTTCGGATATCAGCTAGTGGCAACATCGAATTCAAGTGATTTCAACGCGACGAGAGACGAAATCATAAAGGCGGCATACCGCAAGCTTAACGTCATCCGCTGGACACAAACGCCGAATGCCCAGCTTATCACGGACGGCGCTTTTGCTCTCAACTCCGTGGTCAAGCATTTGCAGGCGCGCGGCATCCATGTCTGGACGGTGACCGAGGCAACCCTGTTTCCCCAGCCAGGACAGGTGCAATATGCCGTCTCAAACGCCTCCGGCTCCGATCATATCACGCAAAGTTTTGTCTCAACGGCCATAGCAACCGCTGCTTCGAGCGGAGCTTCCACGGTGACGGTGGATTCTGATACAGGCATATCCGATGGGGACTACATCGGAATCGTCGTCGATGACGGCACCGTGCACTGGACGACGGTTAACGGCACGCCCGCATCCGATGTTATCACGCTGACTGATGTTCTCGACGATAGCGCCGCTGTTGACCAGAAAGTCTATGCCTACACCACCAAGATCGTCCGGCCCCTCAAGATCGTCAATGCCCGCTGGATTGATTCCGACACGCTGCTCGAAAGTCCGACCATCGAGATGATGGCCCGCCTCGACTATCGCCGTCTGCCGAACAAGACGCAAGCCGGATCTGTCACTCAGATGTTCTACGATGCGCAACTGACGACCGGGCAAGCCTTTCTGTGGCATGTTCCATCCGTATTCGAGGGGTATGTCAATTTCACATGGCATCGCCCGATTGAGGACTTCGACGCGGCCGGCAACAATCCCGATCTGCCGCAGGAATGGATCAGAACCCTGATCTGGCTGACGGCAATGGAAATGGGGCCGGAGTTTACTGTCCCTGAAGCAACATGGAATCGCGTCGTGACGATGGCGGCGTCATCGCTTGATGACATGGAAGGCTGGGATCGCGAGAACGAGCCGGTGGACCTCCAGCCGGATATGGGCTGGGGCTGATGCAGATTCCATTCGCCGTCCAGAGCTACAGGCACGCCAGCCTGCCGCTATCAGCGCAGCGCTGTGTCAATCTGTATTCCGAGGCGCAGCCGCAGGGCGCAAAGGCACAGATGCCCATTCTGGGCTGTCCCGGCATTGACTCCCGCGTAACGCTCGGCTCCGGGCCGATCCGCGGCGCGCATGTGATGGACGGCACGCTCTATGTCGTCTCGGGTGGAACGCTTTCTCAGGTTGATGAAGACGACACCGTCACGACGCTCGGTGGCGTCATCTCCGGAACTGGCCCGGTTTCCATGGCGGATAATGCCTCCGAACTCGTCATCGTCAACGGCACGAACGGCTATATCTGGTCGTCTCTGGCAGGCTTCCGGCTGATCTCCGATACGGATTTTAATGCGGCCGATACCGTGACGTTCATAGACGGGTTCTTCATGTTCAACGAAACCGGGACGGGGCAGTTTTTCCGGTCCGATCTGCTGGACGGCACGAGCTATGACGGCACGGCGTTTGCGACCGCGGAAAGCCAGTCCGACGATCTGCTCGCTGTCCGCAACCACAAGCAGGTGCTTTATCTGCCCGGCGCGCGCTCGATAGAACTGTGGAGCAATGTCGGGGCGGCGAACTTCCCATTCCAGCGCATTCCCGGCGCGACGATCGACCGGGGCGTCGCCGGATCGTTCGCCATCACCGATGAGGATGAATCCCTGTTTATCCTCGGTGACGACCGGATCGCCTACCGTCTTAACGGGCGCAGCCTGCAGCGCATCTCCACGCACGCCATCGAAATCGAGTGGCAGAACTACTCTACCATATCCGATGTGATCGTGTTTTCCTATACGTGGAACGGTCACAAGTTCATCTGCTACACCTTCCCCGAGGTCGCATCGACATGGGCGTTCGATGTCGCCACGAACCTTTGGCATGAGCGCAAGAGCCATGACCGGCTCGGCAATGATCTCGGGCGCTGGCGGGCGAATATAGCAATCTCGGCCTATAGCCGAGTCTATATCGGGGATGCGTTCTCAGGCAAGCTCGGCACGCTCAGCAACTCGACATATACCGAGTTCGGAGAGGATACCCGTGCAATCGCCGTTTCGCCGCCGCTTCACGATCCGAACGGCAAGCGCATGTTCATGCCGTGGTTCGAGCTGGATATGGAAACCGGCGTAGGGCTGACATCGGGCCAAGGCTCCGACCCGCAGGCGATGCTGTCGATCTCCGATGATGGCGGCCGGACCTTCGATCCCCCTGAAGTCTGGTCGTCTATGGGCAAGATCGGCGAATATGGCGGCGGCTACCGCGTCGCATGGGATCGCCTTGGAGAATTTTACAACCGCTGCATGATGATCGAAATCTCCGATCCGGTGCGCCGGGCGATCTACGGCGCGCGTGCGCCTGAATTGAGCGTGGGGATATGATGGATACAGAAGATCTGAAACTTCTCTCCGAGACCGACCCCGAGATGATCTATCATGTCTATCCGACGAATGACATTCGGGAGCATGTGGTTAGCAATTCCCATCTTCAACCGCCATGCTGGTGCGATCCGGAATTGCAGATCGAGGGCATGGGCGTCGTTTTGGTGCACAATAGCGCCGATGGCCGGGAAGCCTTCGAAACTGGCGAGCGCAAGTTAAGCTGATGACGATCCCCACAGCCTACCGTCCGACGCCGATCCCGGAGCTTGATGGCAACGTTCCCATCGTCGATCCGAAAACCGGACTGCCGACAATGCAGTTCCTGCAAGCCTACGAGCGGTTCAGGAACTATGTCAATGCCGGCAACAGGGTCATTCCGTGCTCGGCCTCGACGACATCGAACAAGATCACGCTGACGCCGAATGATGCCTCGCCGATGATCGAAGGCTATCGGGACTACGAAATATTCGTCTTTGAAGCCGACGCCACGAGCGATGGCGTTGTCACGGCGACGGTGGTTCCGGCGACGGGAGTTTTAGATACGCTCAAAGTGTACGATGACGTTTCGACGCAAACCACGACCGGTGGCATCGTCGATGGCGATATATACGCACTGATCTTCGCGGATTCGCTCGACGGCGGCAATGGCGGCTTCAAAAAGATAGGATAGGTTATCATGTCAGAACGCGGGACGGGTAGAACTTCACGGCAGATGCAGATCGCCGCGCATGGCGCATATTTTGTTGTGCCGTCCGGGATGCAGAACTATGCACGATTACTTGCTCGACATATGGCGCGAAGTGACCTGCAATTTGTGCCTCAGTCCGAGCTGAACCGTAGCCATTTTGATGGCCGGCGCATCGCTGACTTGGTGGTGGATCACGCAGTGACTTTGACGCCAGTCCAATCCGCCATCGTGGAATACGTGCAACCGCTCATCGGCCGCGCTTGATCCGCGAAGCCGTCCTTGCCGACATTCCGCACCTTGTCAGAGATGCGAAGCCTCTTAATGCGATAGCCAACCATCCAGCAGTTCTGCCTTGGGTCAGTTCATCAGGTATGGAACCGCTTGATCTCACCGCCCCGGTTTCGGACGTGAGAAATGTTGCATTAAAAGGGGAACATGGCGCGATGCTCTTCGCCTTCCTGCAGCAGGGGCTTTATGAAGCACACACAATGGTCTTGCCGGATGGTCGCGGCAAGTGGACGCTGAAGTTTGTACAATCATGCCTAAAGTACATGTTCTGCTGTACGCCTGCAATGGAGATCGTGACACGGTGTCCGAAAGGTAACCTTCCCGCTAAGGCTCTGGCAAAGGCAGTCCACGGAACGTATTGCTTCACCAACGCGTCAGGATGGGTACGGAACGGCAGGCCAATCCCGGCCGATGTCTACTCATGGACCATTCAAGACTGGATGCGACTTTCCCCTGATTTAGTCAACTGCGGTAAGTGGTTTCATGACCGCTTGGAAAGCGAATTTAAACGGCATGGAAAGACTGATGATAATCATCCGGATGACGAGATTCACGACAGATATGTCGGCGCGGCTGTTGAGATGTGCTTTGGCGGACAGCCAGACAAGGCTGTCATTCTGTACAACCGTTGGGCGGTCATGGCCGGATACCTCCCAGCTTCGATTATGATTCGTGATCCTCTGTATATCGACATCGGTACAGCAGTTCTTAGAATTTCCAACGGCGATTTCTCGGTTCCTTACATTCGGGAACGCCCTAAAACTTCTTCAGGATAATAGCTCATGCCAATAGGAGCAACTATCGGTGCCGGCGTCCTTGGTCTCGGCGGATCTTTTCTGTCCTCGCAGGCATCGAAGAAAGCCGCCAAGACACAGGCGGCAGCGGCGCAGCGCGCGGAAGCGAAGTTTGCGCCTTTTTACAATGCCGGACAAGGTGCGGTGACAACGCTCGGCCAGCTATTTGGCATCGGCGCGGACGGCCAGCAGACGGGCCAGGCGGATTTCAGCAATTTCTTCCAGTCGCCGGACTACGAATTTGCCCGCGGCGAAGGCTTGAAGGCGCTGGAGTTCTCGAACGCGGCGAAGGGCCAGCTTAATTCCGGCAATAACATGCGCGATCTGGTCTCGTTCGGTCAAGGGCTGGCGACGCAGAATTTCGGGAACTATTTCAACCGGCTCATGCAGCTTTCGCAACTCGGATCGAACGCGGCAGCAGGGCAGGCCGAACAGATCGGCAATCAGGGGCAGGCTCAGGCATCCGGGATTATCGGCTCGGCAAACGCGATCAATCAGGGATTGTCGAGCTTCGGCAATAACCTGATGATGTCCAGCGTTTTCGGCGGCGGCCAGAGCAATCCGAGCGCCTACAGCCCGGCGCAGCATAATCTCTACAGCCCGCAAGCCTGGGCACCGGCAGGATACGCGTAATGGCCAATTATTCAATTGCCCTCGGCTCTCAGCCTCCACAAATCGACGTTGGCAACGCGCTCGCGCTCGCCGCGCAGATGCAGCGCCAGAAGGCCGCCGAAGCGCAGGCGCAGCAGGGCATGGAACTGGAGCGCGAGCGCTTCGGATTGCAACAGCAGCAGTTAGCAGCACAGATCCAGCAGCAAGAGCTTGCAGGCCAGCGGGCGCAGCAAGGTATGGAGCTTGATCGCCAGCGCTTCGGGCTACAGCAACAGCAGTTCGGCTTGCAACGAAGTGAACATGAGACCGCACAGGAGGCTCAGCAGGCACAGAGAAACGCGCTCGCAGAATATACCAAGGCGCAGCAAGGAGGCGACGAGAACGCATTGTCGCGCCTCTCAGCCTATCCTGAACTGCAACAGCGGGTTCTGCAAGTGCGCGGCCAGATGGAGGAATCCGAGCGCGGCCAGTTCGATCAGAAATTGATCCGCAACGCGCGCCGAGCGCAGCAGGTCATGGGCGTACAGGGCGAAGCCAAGCAGCAGGCATGGATGGGAGCGCTTGATGATGCGGTGCAGTCCGGTGACATCACCCCGCAAATGTACGAGCAATACGCAGCACAGCCGCCGAACGATCTGATGCTGCAGAATATCGTGGAACAGGCGGTTCCGATCCAGAATCTTTATCAAGCCCCTACGGCAAAGATGCAGGAGCTGGAAGCTGCCGGCATTGAGCAGGGTACGCCGGAGTTCAGGCAGGCTATTCTGCCGTCACCATTCGCCGACGAACCGGCTGCCGTCAAAGAATACGCGCTCGCCAAGCGGGAGGGCTTCGAAGGCAACTTTACGGATTTCCTGAAGGAGAAGAAAGGCCCTCTCGTTACCATTGACAACAAGGGAGAGGAAGAATACGTCAAAACGCGCGGCAAGGCCTTGGCCGAAGATTTCGGCACGATCCAGACGCAATCCCAGCAAGCGACCGATAGAATCGGGCAACTCCGCCAGATTGACGAATTGCTGTCCAACCCGAATGTGTACACAGGGACCGGCGCTCAGGCCATCAACGCGCTGAAACGAACGGCGCAGACATTATTCGGTCAAGATAGCATCGAAGGCGTTGCCGACGCCGACGCGGCGCGACGGATTTCCACTGAAATGGCGCTCAGCCTCAAGGAAAACCTTCCCGGCCCAATGTCTGACTCGGATCGTGAGTTCCTGCAAGGCATTCCTCCGGGCATTGGCGACACGGCGCAGGGCCGCAAATTGCTGGTTGAACTGATGACAGCAAAGGAACAGCGCAAAATCGAGACGGCGGAACTGGCGCGCGAATATGCCGAGCAGAATAACGGTCGTCTGGACGATGGCTGGTACACGGCGCTTGCTCGCTACAATGTGCAGAACCCGGTCTTTTCTCAAGAGCAGATGGAACAGGCGCGGACCGTTGCAGGACAAGGACAGCAGCAATCGCCAGCGGCTGGTGTGCTCCCGCGCGTCACCGACGTTAAATCATATAATGCCGTGCCTCCAGGCGCTCGCTACATTGCCCCTGACGGCAGGGTGAAGACGAAAGGCGGCGGTCGATGACTGAGCGCCCTTGGGAGAATGATCCGGTCGTCATGGATCTCGGCGAAGCTCCGTGGGAGAACGATCCTGTCGTTGAAGGCGGACAGCAGCAAGAAAGCGGCTTTTTCAACGACACATGGGCCGGACGCCGGATGAAGGGCGCGGGCGAACTGGCTCAGGGTGCGTATGAGGCAGCGTTTCCTGATCGCGATCCTCGCTATGCCGAAACGCCAGGCTTTACCGGTGAAGGTCTGCCCATGCAGGATGTCATGGGCGTGCAGCGCGGCAAGCATTCGGCTGCTGGCTTCGAGGATAAGCCATATCGACAATTGGTCGTGAAGGCGTTGGGCGATCGTGTTCAAGAAATCAAGGCTGATGCGCAGGGCAATGAAATCGTGCGCTATAGCGGCGACGATGGAAAAACCTACGAAACCTATATCAATCAGCCCGGACTTGATTGGCAGGATGTGGATAGGTTTATCTCAGGGTCTCTGCCATATGCGGCGGCGGCTTTCATTACATCAAAAATCCCTGGGATTGGCAGACATCTGCTGGCGCGTGCTCCCGCACAGGGCATTGCTGCAAGTGGCGTCAGCATTGGGCAGGACATAGGGGCGGATCAGTCCATTGATCTGGGGAAGGCCGGGATCACCGGCTTGTTTGGCGGGGCCGGAGAAGTGGCTGGCGTTGTTGGTTCGAAACTCTGGCGCGCCATCGCACAACCTCGATATTACGACGAAGCCACGGGAACGCTTACCAAGGCCGGACGAAATGAGGTTGAACGTCTCGGCCTCAACCCAGATCAGGTTGAGGGGGAAGTCGCGCAAAAACTTTCCCAGATCCGACGTGCCGAAAATCCACAAGCGGCGGCGGCGGGGATAGAGTCCGGAGAGTTCGGCATTCCGACGACCAAAGGCCAGCGCACAAAAGACCCGGAACAGCTCAACATCGAAGAGCAGATGCGTCGGTCGTTGTTCGGGCCGGGCGCGCGTGAAGTCATCAGCGAATTCGACGCCGCACAGCAGGGAGCCATCAGGCAGGCCGCAGAAGACGTACAGGGTCGTCTTGCGCCGAAGTCCGCAGCCACCTTGCCGGAAGCCGGTCAGGAGATCGGGGAGGGCCTGCGGAGCGCTCGCGCCGGCTCTGACGCTCAGATTGCGGCAGCGTGGAAGGAGATCGAAGATCTCTATCCAGTCCTGACAGAGACCACTACGGGGAACGAGGCTCGCTCCATCATGACGCAGCACTTGCGTCAGCAGTTCGATAATCTCGGTTTCTTTCCGGATGAAAAACTGACGCCGACCGCTCATCAGATGATGAATGAGCTGACGGACTATTCAAAGAGCATCCCGACAAATACACCTTACGAGCTGCTTGGCAAGACCGGGCGTGCGCCGTCAATCGACAATATGCGCCGTCGCCTGCTCGCTCGATATGAAGGTGCTGCGCCTGGGCAGGATAAGGCCGCTGCACGCGCGATCTATAACAGTTTTAATGACTGGATCGATGATGTCAGTACGAACCAGTTCATTCGCAATCCGGAAGGTCGGTTTGTCACGGGTCAGTCCGGCGAAAAGATGAAGCAGGCCCGGCAAATCACGCGCGAGCAGCGCTCTCTATTCGAGCCGAAGGACAAGCGCGGCAGGCTGACGCCCGCAGGCAAGATACTCACGGAAGTCGCAGAGAACGGCGACACGCCGGAACGCATCGTGCAAACTGTGTTTGGCGCGAATGTAACCGGCACGCCGAAAGCTGGAACCGTCGACGCCCTCCGGCATATGAAGCAGGTGTTTGCAAACGATCCTTCGAAAACCGATCAGGTCAAGGCGGCATATTTCCTGAAGATGGTCACCGGCAAGGACGGTAATGTCCTGTCCCCGAAAAACCTGACGACTTCCGTGAACAAGTCTTTCGCAAATCAGAAATCCGTCATCGGCGAGCTGTTCACGCAGCAAGAGCAGGAGTTCATCAGACGGTTTCAAAAGGCTGTAGGAACGGCTGCTTATACGCCGCCGAATCCTTCCGGCACCTCCTACGCGCTTGAATCGATGCGCCGGAAGAAGCGCGACAGCGGACTGCAGTACACGCTGCGCCGCCTCGGCACCCGCGCAACGTTCCAGGGGAACGTCTGGCAGGGGACGATGTATCACTGGTTGGCACGGACTCTGCCGAACATCTTCGGTGCTCAGGAGGCAGCATCGCGGTCTCTGGCCCGCAAGGCCATCGGCCAGACGATCGACTTCAAGCCGGACCAAGGCTGGATATTGAGCGCGATCGCCTCTTCACATGCCGCATCCGACCGTCAGGAATAGAAGATCCATCCGGCGAATATCTTGAGCGGGCCAAGGAAAAAGCCGATTGCGGCGGCGACGAACAGCAAGAAAACGCAGATACGCAGTGCGAGGGGAAGTTGGCTAATGGCTTGCTCGAAACGCCATTTTTCGCCGGTGAAGTCGCTGTCAGCTATGGCTTCCCTTACCGCGCGGCGGGCTTGCGCCTGACTGCGCGTCATCCATTTGCCGGGTTCGACTTCCGTCAAATCAATCGGATCGCTCAACCCTGCCCCCGCGCCGCTCTCGCAATCCGAATAGAAGACATGGCTGATGTGCTCATGATAGCCAGTTTCCGACAGCCCAAGACAGCGCCAGAACATTGCCAAGCAGACACCCTGCAATGATCAAATCCGGTATGCGGTCAACCCACGACGTGCCCGGTTCAACTTTAACCAGATCAATAAGGTTTTTCTGAAACATGGACCCTCGCGAACAGCTTTTGCAGAACCTGATGGAGCAGCTCAACAGTTTCGAGCTGCCAGCGCGCTTTGATCAGGCCCAAAAAGACCAGATCATGAAGGGACGGAAAGGCCAAGCCGAAATTGACGAAGGCCGCCGCGCCATTTCCGAGAATGAACGACTATATCAGGATGCGGTGACGCAACGCAAGCAGCTCTCCGATCAGATCCAGTCTGTTCAGAATGAACTGACGACTTCTCAGGAAACGGAGCAAGCCAACAGCCCTTACGAACAGTCGCGTCAGGCCCTGCTGTTCGGAGCGCCGCTTGCTGCTGGCGTGCCGTTCGGCATCTGGAAGGGTATGAGTTCCACGGCGAGTGCAAGGGACGTGCTGGCCGAGCGTGCGAAGAACCTTGCCGGATTGGCGCAGGACGTTAGGTCCGGAGAGGTCCCCCGCACCGATGCCTCTCGGGCCGCAAAGAGCATGGGGCTGCTGAAGACGAAGCCGGGCGGCGGACCGCTTCTGGCCGGCACAGCCCTGATGGCAACAGGAGCTTTGCATCGTGCCGGAGCACCGTATCTTGCTGAAAGCGAGATGGGGCAAGATATAAACCGAGCGTTCGGCGGATTCGAGGCTGGCATCGGAACCGGCCTACTCGGTCAGCAACTGGTTGGCGGGAGAAATATTCCGCCATATGCCAGTGCATCGGACGTTGCCACTGTCACGGGCAGCGGTGCGCCGCAATCTACACCGCCACAGGCCGCGACCCCGCAAAGCCGCCCGGCCGTTACGCCGACTTCCCAGACGCCTGTGCCGACGAACGCACAAACGCTGATCGCAGGTGCACGGGCTGCCGGTCTGGAAGGCAAGATCACGAAGGCAAGCGCCGCCAAATATCTCCTGAACAAGAAAACCATCACCGATCAGAACCGGGGATCGATTGCAAAAGCCCTTCGTGTCAGCCCCGGCCCGAACTTCACCGAGCGCCTCAGCAAGAAGATCAAGGGGCTTTCATCTTCGCGAAAAACTCTTCCCGGTCTTGCATGGCCTTTTATTGCCGGTGCGATGGCGTATGATACAGTCACGAGTAACGCTGAAGCTAGTAGCGGCGGCATCACGAATGCTGATCGCCTGAAGGGCGCGGCAACAGGCACCGCGGCAGGCGGTGCCGTTTATGCTGGGGGCCGCATGCTGGATGCCTTGGGGCGCATAGCCCCACATTTGGGGGGCGTGATGTCGCCTGTTGCCACGATGGGTTACGACCCCCTTGAGGGCGGATCACGCGAAGCCACGGAGCAGAACATCTCCGAAGCGCGCGGGCAGGCGTCGTCTTTCGCTCCGGGAATGGCCGAGAACATCATGGGTATCCCCCGCTCGGAAGGCGAGATGTACAGCAAGGCGCAAGTTCCGACGCCAAATCCCGCTCGGGGATTGCCGCCTGGCGCAGATCCCGATGTAGCGAAAGCATGGCGTAAAAGCCCACGCCGGACAATCATCGAGCTTTCCAAATCATCCGGCCTCGATGCTCAGGACATCGCAACGCTTGCCGGTGTTGCTCCTGATGAAGTCAATGAGATTATGGGCGCGATACCGCAACAGGCTATGGAAATGCGGGCGTCACCGTAAGGCACAAAAGCAGCAAATCGGAATTCACTGGCCCGCTTAGCGGGCTTTTTTATTGCAAGAGGTTTGACCCGTGGCTGGACGTTTTTCAGATCCCTTTATACAATACCTGGATTCAACGCCGAATGTGCGCAGCAGCGCGCGGCTGTTCTTCTACGAGAACGGCACCACCACCAAGCTGGACACATATCCGACGCTTGCCGACAGGATAGCGGGAACGAACGCAAATACCAATCCGATCGTGCTAAATTCGACCGGTCATCCATCTGTCGGCGTCTTCCTGCAAAATCAGGGCTATACGGTTGTCCTTGCGCCATCCGGCTCGGATGATCCGCCAACATCGCCGATCTGGACCGCCGATGACGTTTACGGTACGGACCTTTCGACGGTCACGGAGACGAAAGTAGGCTCCGGCTCGCCGACCGGCGTCGTTGCCGGAACGGCAGGCTCTGCCGGCGTTCTGCCAACGCTGTATTGGGACTATACAAACGAGATTCTTTACGTTGCATCAGTCACCGGCACAGCCGCAACCACCGAATGGACGGCGCTGAACGCATCATCGTCAACGCCAGCGGTCCCGCCCCCACAAGGCTATCTGACGCTCGTTACCGGCACGCCGGTCATTACCTCGGATCAGGCGGCGAAAACCGCCGTCTTCTACACGCCTGACAAGGGCAATCTGATCCCGATCTATAACGGCTCGAAATTCACGCCGACCGAGTTCTCCGAACTGACACTGACCCTCGTTGCCTCGCATGTCGCCAGCACGCTCTACGATATATTTGTATGGTCGGAATCCGGCGTCGTGACTGTCGGGACTGGCCCGGCGTGGGATGATTCAGCCGCAGGTTCGGGCGATCGCGGGACCGGCGCGAGCACCACACAGCTTACGCGCATCAAAGGCCTGCTCGTCAACGCCGTGTCTATGACCGCTCGCAACGGCAACACCACATATACGGTCGGGGCAAATCTGGGAACCTATGTCGGCTCCATCTTCATGGATGGAACGAATGGACAGGTTACTTGTCACCGCGCGTTCGGGCAGAGTCGGAAGTTCGGGATTTGGAATGCTTATAACCGCAGACCAATTATCTTGAAAGCTGGTGATGCAACGGCATCTTGGACATATGGGACAGATACATTCCGGGCCTCCAATAATGCGGCCGCGAATAGTCTGACTGTGTTCACTGGACTCGCCGAGGAGTTGTTTCACTGCGATTTCCGCCAGACCGTCAGCGAATCCACCAGCACTAACGAAGTGCCAAGAATTGGAATAGGTTGGGACTCAACAACTTCAGCAAGTGGTTTTGTGGGCCGTGTAGGTGTTGACATTGCAAACGGTCCCGTGATGTCAATTACCGCCCAGAATATCCAATCTCCTCAAATCGGCATATCTGTTGTCAGCTGCATTGAAGCCTCTGCAGCTAACACGTCAACGTTTCATGGCGGAAACGACGACATGCAACTCGTCGTCGGATGGATGGGGTAATCCATGCCAGCACCCGCCAATCTTATCCATGAGACCAGCACCACAACGGGGACTGGCAATCTAACGGTTGCAGCAGTCAACGGCAAGGTTCGCTTTTCGGATTCCACTTACGGTTTTGGAACCGGCGGATCTGATGTGTTCTGGTATTTTATCAGCAATCAGAGCGCCGCTGAATGGGAGATCGGCACCGGCAGCATGTCGGATGCCAATACCCTTGTGCGCGATACGATATTGTTCTCGTCGAATTCGGACAATGCCGTGAGCTTCTCTGCCGGGACGAAGGATGTCACAAATGATGTTCCGGCGGCAAGCCAGATTACGACGGAGCACGTTGCTACTCAAGCGCAGCAGGAAACAGGCAGCAGTACGGCTGTATTCGTTTCACCGGGCCGCCAGCATTTTCACCCGGGCCATCCAAAATGCTGGCTTCTAGCAACGGTTTCGGGTGGTACTCCATCAAATGCGGCTTCGTACAATATTACCAGCATAGCCGATACCGCCGTTGGACGATTAACCGTGACTATCGCAACGGATTTCTCATCGGAAAGTTGGGTTGGACTGACAACGTTCGGCAAACCAACTGGCGTTTCTGATTTTTTCTATGCGGCAACCCTTGTTAGTAAAGCTGCCGGGTCCGTCATTATTGAAGGCATCGCAGACGGCACCGGTTTCGCAGACCCGCTGTCATATAACTTCGCTGGATTGGGCGACTTGGCGTGACGACCGATCGTATTGTATACACACGACCGGATGGCTGTGTCACAATCATGCAGCCATCTGATGAATTTCTGACGTGGCTCGGTAATGGCGGCTATTGGCAAAACAAGCCAATTCAGGCAATGGATCAATGGATTGAAGGCAAAATCGATCAAGGCCATTTGCCATTTGCGGTCAAAGCTTACGCTAACGCGCTGCGTGGGGGTGGCAACACACTCGCTGAATGCTACGGTCTTGCACGTGACTTTGATTGCGCTCATCTTGGCGTAGGGTTCGAGCGCTGGCCATTTAGTGACATTCCTCAGGACCGCTGGTTCCGCGATGCATGGCGACGCTCTCATAATGGTGGACCAATCAAGATCAATATGGATGCTGCACGGTCCATTCAGTTCCGTAAAATAAAATCTGCCGTTGTCAGAGAGAACAAGCGTAGATCTGATGACATTCAAACCTTCGATAGTCTACTCGACGTGTCATTCGGGAAGATTGTAGACCAAATCCAGAAAGCGAAAGATGTAGGTAGTCTGCGTCTGGTATGGCCGATGGAACTGCCCACGATCGATGCCGGTCAGGTTTATAAATAGTAATACGCAGCGAATATCAAAAATCCAACCAATGCCATGACAACCGCTTCACCTAACGTTGGTATAAGTTCTCCTTTTTCAAAGAGATCGTCATCACCGCGATTCATAATAAAATCCTCCATATCGTTCGTAGTATCTGATCATCTTACCGCCTGACGCCCACTCCCGCAATCTCAAATCCCGCCCCTTCTCAGGGGCTTTTTCTTTGAAAGCCAGAAGGAATAGCGCATGACATTTACGCTTGTGGCTGATCACATTCGACGCCTTGCCCCGCGGGCGCGTCAGGATTACGTCGATGCGCTCACGGGCGGGATCCTTGACAAGTGGGGCATCAACACGCCGCTCCGGCTGGCTGCGTTCCTGGCGACGATCTGCCATGAGACCGGCGGCCTGACGATCGTTCGCGAGAACATGAACTACACCGCTCCGCGGATCCGCGCCGTCTGGCCGTCGCGTCCAAAAGCCGCGCAGTATGCCCGCAATCCCAAGGCGCTCGCCAATTCCGTCTATGGCGGCCGCATGGGCAATGAGCGCAACGGCACGAATGACGATGACGGCTTCCGTTACCGCGGCGGCGGGTTGATCCAGTTGACCTGCCGGGACAGCTACGAACGCGCCGGAAAGGCGATCGGCATCGATCTCGGATCCGAACCGGAGCTGATCGAGGATGCCAGCATTTCACTGCAAGCCGCCTGCTGGGAATTCAGCCAGCACCTCAAATATTGTGACATGGGCGAGCGTGGTTGGAAAGCAGTATGTAACGGAATTAACAGGGGAAATCCTCTCTCAAAACTGGATCCTATCGGCTGGGCCGACCGCCAGATATGGTATAGTCGCTGCTGTGATTTGCTCGGGATTACTGGCAAAGTCGAGGATGATCTGATGCGGCTTGGCGACCGCGGCGAACTGGTCAAGGCGATGCAGGAGCGTCTGGCTCAGCTTGGCTTCGCAACCGGCCGCGCCGATGGCATCTACGGATCCCGCACGCGCGCCGCGGTGCTGGCGTTCCAAGTTGAGAACGGGTTGACCACGGACGGGCTGATCGGCCCGGCGACGCGCAACGCGCTGAACAGCGAAACCGCCATCCCGATGGCGCTTGGCGAGCGCGCCACGGAAACCGCCGCGGATCTCCGCGAAGCCGGATCCGAAACGATGACGACCGCCAAGGCGATCAAGGACGCCGCGGGCGCAACGGGCGGAATCGCCGCCACGGTCGGCGCGGCGAAGCAGGTCGCAGCAGAGCAGCCGCCCGCTGATCTGATCGCCACCACGAAGGATATCGCGACTGAAATCAGCAGTTGGAAGTCGATTACGAGCCTGATCGGCGACACCTTCGCATGGGCTACCTCGCACTGGTGGATATTCGCGATCGTCTTTGCTTTCATCGTTTACCGCTGGGGTAGCAAGATCGAACTCCGCCGACTGATCGATCATCAACTCGGCAGCAACCTAGGGCGCTGACATGCCATTCATTTTCAGTCTACTCGGTGGCGCGGTCGGGAAATATCTGGTTATCGCGCTGGGCTTGTTCGCCGCGGTCACGTGGATCCGCGCCGAGGCGGCCGCACCGTATAAGCGGGAAGTCATCGTGTTGCGCCAAGCGGCAGCGGACAAGGAACGTCTCGCCAAGGCGAATGAACGTCGCGCCGTGGAAGCGGAAGCCGAGCGTCAGCAATTTCAGCAACGGTTACAGGTACTGATCGATGAGACGAATAGCCAAGGCAATGCTTGCGTGTTTTCTGATGGCGAGCGCCAGCGGTTGCTCGACCTCGCAGCCGGTAATCGTTGATACGGCGTTGCGCTGCCCAGCGCTGCCGTCTGATCTATCCGCGGAAGCACGGCGCAAGCCGGTCATACAGGGCGCTACAGCGGTCGAAGTGGCGGGCCTGTTGGTGACGCAGGTGCATGAGAAAAACTCGGCTCTCAAGCGCGCCATCGCCGCTCATGAGGAATGCCGCCGTGATTGATTTCAACGCACCAGATTTATATAAACGCCTCGGAGAGATGACCGAGGAAGAACGCGAGGCCACGCTTGACCCGATTTGCGAAGCTGTCCGCGGCAAGGTCAAGCTTTTCGAAGGCGCTGAGGTTATGGCCAATCGCCTGTTTGCGCTCGCTGTGCTTGATCTTTACCGTGATTATCAGGAACAAATCTGGAATCGCGACTAAAATTAAGTATGGTTTTAAACCATACTTCACGCGACCTATTTCGACACGTCTCGGAAATGGTGTTTTTAAAACACCATTCATGTCCGGTTTTTTGTCCGGTTTCCGCGCAGGATGAAAGCCTTATGCAGCAACGCTTTTAGCGGCTTCCGATGGGCATTCCCGCCCGGTTAAATGTCCGGTTTTCTGCACACTGAACATGGCCGTGGCGTCACGAAGATGATTGGGTCGCCGCTCACTCGAACCGGAAGATTTTCGTTTCCTTGCCGGTGAAAAGGATCACGGTGTCATCCGGTAAGCTGGGATCGACGCGAAATTCACAACCCGCAGCAAGTGCATACTCCCGTTTCGCCATCTTGAACCAGCAGAGCCGTTGCGGAAGATCGGCGGCGGCATAGGCCGGGCCGAATAGTCCCTTCGCAATTCCACGACACGCGGCGGCTCTCAGGTTTTCAGGCATCTCTCCATATGAGGCGATAGACTGGCGAACTGCGATGGCTACGCATTCATCTTGCGTGCGCGGGCGGTGCAGGTCGAGATGTCTGGCGAGAATGTCGTTCTTAACCGATTGAATCATCTGTAGATTATACCATAGATTAAGCAGCGTGGCAACGACGATCCTAGAGAAATCGCCGCCGCCACTGACCACCAAGCGATAAGAGGATCGCCCGATGGCTTCCAATAACATCAAGTAAAATCGGGACTGAAACATGGCAGCTACTACAAATGCGGAGCAGGGTGCAAATGGATTGGGTCGCCGGTATGCTCGACCGGATGCGGGAAAGTCAGCACGCGGATCGACAAGTACTGCTCAAGGTGTTAGAACATCAGGAGAAAATCATCGACCTGCTGTCAAACATGGAGCATACTCACAAGTCGCGGCTCAGCGGACTGGCGAGCGCCGCGAGCGGACTGATCGGCAAGGGGATCGCCGTGGCGGCGCTGCTGGCGCTCCAGGTGCCTCTCAAGGACATCGTTCTGGCGGTCATGCCATGATGGACTGGGAGAAGCTGTTATCGGTCCTGATTGCATGCCTGCTGATCTTTACGCTGATACGGGCCAGCATCATTGCAGCGGGGAGCCAGGAGCAAGAGCCGATGTCGGCTGAGATTTCGTTTTTCGCCGCGCC